GATTTCCCACGCGAATTTTCATCGCTTTCACCATCAGCTCCATGCTCATAACACACCTCCCAGGCGTTTAAACATTTTTCCGGACTGAAACACCGCCAGTGGATAACTGATGGTGTAGTTACGCCCCAGTAATTCACACACAACTTTCTGGCTTTCGGTGCTGACCAGGCAAACCCGCAGAACGTGACCGTTGCTGGTGGCGAACCACTGCCCCACACGGGGGCAACGGTTGTATCGGTGATACAGCGAATTCACAACGCGACGAATCATGGACGCACCTCCGCTGTTGTGATGTATTTAACCGGGCTGCCTTTCATTGCGATGGTTTCACACATCTCCGCGGCTTTACGTTCCGCTGTTTTCCTGGATTTATAGCGGCGGTGCCAGACAGATGTATCCGTGCGAACTGATACATCGTTTCTGTATTCCGTTGTAGAAATAATAATTTCGTAACTAATCATGGACGCGCCTCCCATTGATTACGGCGGAAAGCGGTGTGATTCAGGTGGGTTTCAGCTTCACGGAATGCTTCAATACAGCTCTCGTAGTACCGCATTGTGCGCAGACTTAACCCAAGCTGAAGCATCATCAGGCCATCAAGGGTGATGTAATAACCACGCAGGGAGTCACCATAGATGTGATAAGTGCCCGGTATGAAATTGCGGGTAAAAAAATCGCGCGAGCAGTTCAGATACTCGATTTTGTCGACGATGTTCTGGTGCATGCGCTTGAAGTGGCAGGCAACATGCAGGGAGAAAATAACGGCCTTGCCGTTGACAACTTCAATTTTCAGGTATGGGGAAGTTGGGACTGTAGCCATGATGGCAGCCTCCTTGAGCAGTGAAAAACTTCCACCACCGGAGCTGCGAAACTCATGGGTGGTGAACTGAACAGGGTTCGCAGTACCGGCGCTCAAGGAAACCGGCGAGCCTTTCGGCTCCCCTGCCCAGCCCACCATAATTCTGGCATGCGCGAGCATGGACGATAAAAAAGACGCTGGCGCGTCGTATATCGCCTCGAGCAATTCCGGGCTGCGACCCCCGGCACCCGCTTTATAAGGTGCGGAGACAGTGTAACGTCCCGAAATTGCAGAATCAATATTTAGGCTTGAAACATTCATATGCTTACTGGTATTTTTACTAACGCAAATGTTCTTGGATGTTACTGGCTTACTTCTCTGTGAAGTTGCCTTTACCAACGTTGAGCGAGCCGGGTCACTACCCGGCTTTTTTTCACCGCTGCCAACCAATAACCTGAAATAACCCCATTTTCGGGTGATACCAGCGAGTCCCTCGCGGTTCTGCTTCCTCCATAACCCGATAAAAGCAGCCATAAACGGTTCCACAGCAACAATTGCGCGACGTGACAACAATCCGTCCGGCGTCATGAACTCATGGGTGTCTGTAGGAATTTGATAGGCGTTCACCAGATTGCGGCATTTATCATCTGACAAACCGGTTTTTGCTTTCAGTTGGCGATATCCGGCATAGCCCTCACGAATGGTACCCCTTTTGATTTGCTCAACTGTTTCGGCAACATGGCTGACTTTTTCTTCCACCTGAGTGATCCGTTTCTGCTGACGAACGGCTTCAAGAGCCATCGCAGCAACCATTTCGATTTCGCTCATTGGCTTACGGATCTGTTCTTCCAGTTCGCGCCAGCGATCTACCAGGCGAGCAGTGAATTCAGGACAGAGCTGTGCGACGACAATGATGCTGTCGCGCTTACCTTGTTCTCCTTCAAACAGGTAATGCTCATATTGAACTTTAAAACCTAAGTTATTGATTTTCTCGGAAACAGCCATTGGCGGTTTCCGGATGATGTTTTTAGCAACCAGGCGTTCGATACTACGTTTAACATCTGAGTGCTGACTACCCACCAGCTCTGCGATCTCAACGCTGGTCATGGATGCTTTATCGTTAAAAATTGCGGTGTTCACTGATACCTCCTTACGGATAAATTATTGGGATCACGGTTCAGCACTTCTCAGTTACGCGCTTTTTCCAGAGCCATGCATCCCTATAAGCAGCCTCGATCCCATGGCATATCCGCATATCCTGAAACCAATGCTTCCGTTCCCATATCTGCCAAGATCGAGGTTTAATGCGATCGCTGATGCCTGTGATGGAGAACATAGCCAGTACGGGTACTTTCAGGCGTCTTCCTTTCTGGATATGCTTACGCCAGTCATTGCGAAGATTTGCCCGCATGCTGAAATAAGCACCAACAGGAAATGCAACAAGAAATGCCGCTACCTGAACAAAAAGGAGTCGCCAGAAATTATGGGAATCATCTGGAGTGAGTTTGTTCTTCTGTTCAATACCAAACCGCGCCTTGTTACCTTCATCTGGACGGTTAGTGCTTTTGGACTTGGCGCCTGGCTCGGACACTGGCTTGCCAAAAATCGAGATAAGCGGAAAGAGTTCAATGCCGTCGCTGATGAATTGTTCCTGATCCTTGACGCCTTCCGCGAGGGTTGCCGAGACGGAAAACGGGATATGCCACATATATCCAGAGACGATTTCAGAAGACTGCGCCCTCACCTGAGCAGCAGACAAGCACGAAGTTACCAACAAGCCGTAGATAACTTTTTTAACGCACTGAAAGCTAGTGAGCTCTATGAAGACAGGCGGATTGTTCCGGTTATCAAAACTCCCGCAGAAATTCTTCCCAGCCTTAACACGCTGATTAAGTTTCTGAAGCATCGCTAAGCACTGTGACATATCACACCTCCGATTGCTTACCTTGCCCCTCTTCTGTGTGCGCTAAATCAGGATGGATATACGGGATACTTGGATCCAGATGGCAGAGAATAGCTACGTCCTCTGGAACACCTCTCGTTTTCCACTTTCCAACACCTTGACTGCCACGAGGCTTTCCTTTCTTTGGGAATCTGCGGCCAATAGCGGCATTGGTTTTAAATTGAGTTTTTAATATTTCATAAAGGGTCATTCTTTAGTCTCACACCGGATACTCTGTTATCCAAGAATGTTAAACGCGAGAATCCAAAGTATCAAGAGATTCTGTTACTTTAGTATCAGCAGCCATGAAAGGAGAAGAAAAATGAAATCTTTAGGTGAACGCCTCATCAACGCACGACAAAAAGCTGGGTTAACGCAAGATGCGTTGGCTAAAAAAGCAGGGGTCACCAGAGTTGCAATCAGTAAAGCCGAGCAAGGCCTTACAAAAAGTTTCAACGGTGACACCCTTTTTAAAGTCGCAGCTGCACTGCAGTGTTCACCGCAGTGGCTTCAGAGCGGAGATGAAAAAGATAAGCATTGGGAAAATAATGTTAAGAGCTGCCCACAGAGAGACACAGCACACTCTTACCCTGTAATTAACTGGGTTCAGGCAGGATTATTCGCAACTGCTGGTGATGACTACAACATGTATGATCAGGATAACTGGAGGCATTCTGTAAAATACGCTGGTGAGAGGGGGTTCTGGCTGGAAGTGCACGGAGACTCAATGACTTCGCCCGTAGGAATAACATTTCCTGAAGGAATGTCGATCCTTGTCAACCCAGATAAAGAAGTTTTTTCAGGGTGTTACGTCATCGCCAGAAAAAAATCCACCAATGAAGCAACATTCAAAAAATATATTTCTGAAATGGGAAAGGCGTTTCTAAAGCCCCTTAATCCACAATATCCAATCATAGAAATGGACAATGATTGCGAAATAGTAGGTGTTGTAGTTGATGCCAGGTGGGATATTTTCTGACCAGACTCAAAACACAAAAAGAAACAAAAGTATCAAAAATCACTTGCCACACCTTGATACCTTAGTTACCATAAAACAAAGTTCGTAACTGAGGTATCATCTCATGATCAATAAAGCTACAACTCTTGACTGTCTTGAAGAACTGAAAAACCTCGGCAGTCTCATTACACTAATAGCCAAAGCAACGCCAGATGCTACGCTCTCTGGCGATATCGAGTCATGCGCAGGACTGGCATGGGATATGACAAATAGCATATCCAGAAAGCTATCGTCAGCAATGCTTTTACAGAACAAAAATTCTGCAATCAACAACCGTCTTCGCACCCAACGCGAAGCCTGCGGCTTAACAACCGCCGAACTCGCCAGGCTGCTCGATCTCGATGAAGAAATTATCATCCAGTGGGAGAGCGGAGAGTGTGAACCAACCATCAGTATGCTTATCCCACTGGCAAATATTCTTGGCTGCGATCCGATGTGGCTGTTAACCGGTAAACCAACAGCAGGAGATACTTGCGCATGAAAAAGTTCAAAAACATAACCGTTCTCCATGTTGATTACTTTGATTATACAAACCCGGACCTTCTCCCGGAGGTTGTAAAAGCAATAGATGTTGCCGATATAGTGATTAGAGGAAAGAGAATTGTCAAAAACAGGCTCGCATGCACTTCAGGAGCAATGACAGAAACAACCTCACAGCAAGATAATTACGAAGGCATTTGTCTGGAGCCTGATTCATTTGCGGTAAATGTTTATCATTTATTGCATGCAACACAGGTATTACATATGTCCAGTAATCACGAAACGAAAATACTCGGCAGCGAAATTCTGAATTTTGCATGTGAGTATGCAAAAGCTGCTGCCGAAAAAGAATTAGCGCAATAACAACAAATATGCTCTGAACGTTTATTACGGTTTTATCGCCGGGGATTGTTACAACCTTTATTCACAGATGGAACTCAGTTATGACTTTCCTGAAAAATAAGGCATCGTATAAAACTGCCTGCCTCATTGCACAACATGGAGATTCTTATCTTCATATAGCCAACCTGTATTTGCGCAAAGCATATGGGAGATAAATAAATGAAAGAAAAACAACAGAACATAACACATAAAAAAGTAAGAGTGTTGCTAACCATTGAAAATGGTGAAGTAATTTACTCAAAACATCTGTTGGATAATGAATTCGTTGGCTGCATGGATACATTTCTGTGGATGGCAAAAAGAGCTGGCTACACGATTATTCCACCAGCAAAGGAGCAAACATTATGAATAATTCAGAGTTCCGACCAGAAGTTACGCCACATGGCATAAAAATTGGCAATACAACCATTGATTATGTTGAGGCCGTACAGCGACTTAATAATGGTGAATACGATTATCCAAATTCACACGGTTTAAGAATCCTTCAGTGTCTTGCAGAAGCCGATGATGCCAGATTACTGGGAAGATTTTCAGTCGATATGAAAGTTACTCAATGGCGCTGGCTGTATGTGACAACGTTTATAAATGAAGAAGAAGGCAAGAACGGCACCATTGATATCCCTAACGATAACGGAACTACAGATCGCGCAGTTATTTATAAGGGGAAGCATGGTTGCATGAGTATATACCCAGGACCACTTCGCATTGCCCTGCAGAACCATGTCGAATGGGGATTTATTGAAAAATATGGCGAAGCTGAAGGCATGGGGCGAGTTCTGTTTCTCTATCAAAAAATGCTCATCGCAGATCCTGATAATGGTTTCATTGTCTCTGCTATGGGGCGCGAAGGGCTTGAACTCCTTCTGGATGAAATGATTCATGATCTGAATACTCATGGTATGCCAGAAGCACCAGTGACACATTAAATATTAAGAAGAATATAATTCTTTCGTTTTTTACTAACCGTTTATATGAAAAGCAACCGTGAATTAAACAGAGTAAAACTAATTTTAATCCTTGCCACAGTGCTGATACTAACTGAAATCATTATTCTCTTTATTGCGCTGTCAGTCGGTTAAAAATATCGGGATACCACAGACCAATGAGACTGTATTTCACAATAGTAATTTTACTGGCAATTATCGCATGTATTTACGGATTACTTGTTCCGTTCCTTATATCCATGAAGGATACGATAGCAGTTATTTCTGGCTTTGCACTGGCGTTTCTGACCCCGCCCTGCATTTATGCCATTTACAAGGGGCTTTCTTTCACTAAGGATAAAAGATGAAAAAAATTATTTTTGCTTTAGCCATTGTTCTGCCGACTATTGGCCTTGTCGGTTGCGATCGCGTTGAACCAGGTAATGTTGGCATCAAGGTAAATAAACTGGGCGACGACAAAGGCGTCGGTGAGGTGGTCGGTGTTGGTCGCTACTGGACTGGCTGGAATACTGAAGTTTATATCTTCCCCACCTTCAAGCAAATGAAGACCTACGATGAACCGTTCAGTTTCCAGATGAGTGACGGTACAACCATCGGCTATCACATTGGCGTGGCCTACAAAGTTGATCCATCCAAAGTTACCACGGTGTTTCAGACCTACCGCAAAGGCGTGGATGACATTACAGACACCGACCTGCGCCAGAAGATCGCCGACGCACTCAACCGACTGGCCAGCAAAATGACCACTGACAAATTTATCGACGGCGGCAAGTCTGAGCTGCTGGATGAAGCTCTTAAAGACATTCAGGCAGAGATGACACCTATCGGTATTCAGGTAATGAGCCTCTCATATGTGGGTAAGCCGGAGTACCCGCCAACCGTTATCGACAGCATTAATGCCAAAGTCACGGCGAACCAGAAAACCCTACAACGCGAGCAGGAAGTTAAACAGCGCGAAGCGGAAGCCAACATGTTGCGCGCGGAAGCTGCCGGACAGGCTGATGCGATTCGCACAAAAGCCCAGGCTGAAGCCGATGCTATTCGTTTACGCGGTGAAGCTCTGCGCCAGAACCCCGGTGTTATGGAGCTGGAAGCCATCAATAAATGGAACGGCACACTGCCGCAATACATGACCAGCGGTGCCAATACACCATTTATCCAGGTTAAATAACTTATATGCCCGGCAGGCCGCCGGGCTAAGGGAAAAGCAGATGAACACCCATAATGCCCAACCGCAAATAATGAACTATGACCCGAATCTGACGTCATGCGGACGCATGGCAAAACAAACCGTTCGATTAACTTTCGGGTTATGGGAATACCGCGAAACATTCGAAGTTACTGTCGGCGGCAATCTGACCGGGCTGGATGTTATCAGTTGCGCTATTGAAAGCCTGTACGCAACGCTGCTTTATGAAGAAGTCGAGGATGAGCGCGATATCATAGCCACCATTAATATCGGCGGACTGGAATGCAAGGATGAAAACCTGTCCGGAGAGCTCTGGCTTGCCGGGATGCTTATCTCAGCAGAAATTATCAGTATTGAACCCGCAACAAACATACGGCTCTGAAGTTCTCACTATTCAGAGAGCAGGAGAAAAAATGTTCGCTTTGATTAATCAGGGACAGCTGTATACCGACAGTGCCGGTTACCCGGTAAAAATTATTCGCTGCATAAATAACACTGTGTTGTACAGAAGAATGGATGGGCGAACACAGTCGGTAAAAATAAACGATTTTAATGAACTGTTTGAACGACTCGATCACCAGGAATACCGACAAATTCTGGCAGAAACAGAACAGGAAACTCATCTGAAAAAATTACGAGCCATGAAAAGGAAGTAAAGAATGAATAAAGCGTTTGAACTATGGGTACGCCAGCGTTACGGCAATCGCTATGACCTGACGCGAGATGTTGACGGTTTCTACTGTCGTGAAATTGTGAAACGAATGTTTGAAGTGTGGTGCCACTGCCGTGGGCTGAATGTTGTATGAGGTGAACTGTGGGGCTGGATTGCGTACCTATATCAACCTACTGCCGCAACGCAGGAGAAACGGTTGATGCCGTTAACAAACGGATACAAAGAGGAATATGGAAAGAAGGGGTACATGTATTAAAAGTCGACGGAGTTAAAGAACGTTGGGTCGACTTAATGGAGATTACAAAATGGGCAAGAAAGAACAAGGATCACTATCTCTCCCTAGAGGAGTAACTATTCGCCAGCATAAAACTGGTAGCACTCTGGTTATCACTTTTACATATAAAGGGGTTCTGTGTCGGGAGCCCCTCTCCAGAATGGAAGTAAACGCGCGCGGTGTGAAGTACGCTGAGCGTCTGCTGGGAGAAATAAAAAATCAGATTATCGATGGTACCTTCGAATATGCAAAATACTTCCCCAACTCCCAAAAGCTGGAGTTGTTCGGGGGAGTGAAAAAAAACAAAAATATAAAATCTTACCTGGATGAATACCTGATTATCTGCCAGAACCGTAACCTGTCACCATCGACAATTAGAGGTTATGAAAAATGCCTGTCGGCGCTGTCAGCATTGCATAAATTTCATGTATCAGAACTGACACCTGCAGTACTAAAAAACTGGATCGCCAACAGAAAAACAAAACTGAAAACTATCCGCAATAATCTTTCATTCCTGCGCAGCGCCATAGATGAAGCGGTGACCGATGGTTTGTTAACAATAAATCCTGTCACGCTAGTCAGCGCCAGCCGGTATCACGTATTGGACAACACACCAGGCAGTGATGATTACGAGGTCGATCCTTTTACACCAGCGGAGACGGCAGCAATCTATGACGCCTGTCATTACCCGGAATGGCGAAATCTGTTTCGCTTTGCCTTTAATACAGGACTGCGCAGCTCAGAATTGTGCGCGTTGCGCTGGACGGATATAGACTTTATCGGCAACACCGCGCATGTTCAGACTGCAAGCGTAGTCGGGGTAATCAAAAGCACCAAAACAAAAGCCGGCACCCGCAAAGTGCAACTGAACAGCGAAGCGCTGGCGGCTCTTCAGGCACAAAAGCCCTACACGGCGCTAAAGAGCGACTTCATATTCAGCGATCCGAAAACTCGCGCTCCTTGGGCAAACGCAGATGCGATCCGAAAAAAAGCCTGGGTACCAACCCTTAAAAAAGCTGGTGTACGCTATCGCAATCCGTACCAGACACGCCACACGTTCGCCACTCGGCACATTAGCCAGGGCGTTAACCTGTTCTGGCTTGCTGGTCAGATGGGGCATAAAGGACCGGAAATGCTGTTCAGACATTACGGCTCTTACCTTGCAGAATACGATGGAAAAACGGCGATTTCTGCAACCCCGTAACGGCAAAATATTTCAAAATGTTGTACAGAATCAGGACGTTATCGGGACAACAATATGTACGTAAAATGCACATAATTCATTGTTTGAAAAAATAAATCGTTCATATTCAATAAATTGGATTAATCACGATCACGGGTTCAACTCCCGCCAGCTCCACCACTTTTTAGTTGTTTGAAGTACAATGAAGTCTACTAAGCCCGCACAGCACAAGCTCTGCGGGCTTTTTTACGTCTATTGTCGTCCAGTGAGAATTGCTGAGAACTATCACTTATGGCACCCTGAATGGGACCCACTAAGAAGGGTCCAAAAACCGAGGGTCCCAAAATGGCAAAAATCGCTAAGAAGCTCACTGACACTGAAATCAAAAGCACCAAGCCAGCCGACAAAGAAATCAACTTGTTTGACGGAGATGGTTTGATACTACGAATCGCTCCCCTCTCGAAAGGAGGAAAGAAGAATTGGTATTTCAGGTATGCAGTGCCAGTCAGTAAAAAAAGAACCAAAATGAGCCTTGGGACATATCCTCACCTTACACTGGCAAGAGCCAGAGCCTTACGAGATGAATACCTTTCCTTGCTTGCTAATGGCATTGATCCCCAAGTTCATAACAACGATAAAGCTAATGCCTTAAAGAATGCTACTGAACACACTCTCCAAGCCGTGGCAAGGAAATGGTTGGATGAGAAGGTAAAGACCTCAGGTATCTCACAAGACCATGCAGCAGACATCTGGCGCAGCTTAGAGAGAAATGTCTTTCCTGGCCTGGGTAATGTCCCTATCAATGAGATCCGACCTAAGCTCTTAAAACAACACCTTGATCCTATTGAGCAACGAGGCGTATTGGAAACTCTACGCCGCATCATTTCACGTCTGAATGAAATCTTCCGGTGGGCAGCCACTGAAGAACTTATTGAGTTCAATCCGGCTGACAACCTTGGTCAAAGATTCAGTAAACCAAAAAAGCAAAATATGCCTGCCCTTCCCCCAAGCGAATTGCCAAGGTTTATGGAATCTTTGACGAATGCGTCAATCCGGCTGGAAACACGTATGCTAATTGAATGGCAATTGTTGACATGGGTTCGTCCGGGTGAAGCCGTTCGCGCAAGGTGGTCTGATATTGATACAACCAACAACATTTGGAACATTCCTGCTGATTTTATGAAAATGAAAAAGCCTCACAAAGTTCCTTTGAGTAAAGAAGCTTTGCACATCCTTGAATTAATGAAATCAATAAGTGGGCATAGAGAATGGGTTTTCCCCAGCATTAAAGCGCCTCTTAATCATATGCATGAACAAACAGCCAACGCAGCTATTATCCGAATGGGGTTTGGAGGCGAACTTGTAGCTCACGGTATGCGTTCGATTGCAAGAACAGCGGCAGAGGCGTCTGGTAAGTTCAGAGCTGAAGTTCTTGAGGCAGCACTCGCCCACTCTAAAAAAGATGAAATTATCGCAGCATACAATCGTGCAGAATATCTGATAGAACGACAGAGTTTGATGCAATGGTGGAGTGATTACGTTCAAACTCAAAGAGCTAAAGCTATCGCTGCTTGACTGATACAGGGGATTAGCAAGAAGGATAGGGATAGCCTGGAAAGCCCATATACTGACGAATGCCCCTTAGCTAAAACATTCTCATCGGATTGAAAGCGCACATGTACATAAAACCAGTATAAAAACATAAGGTTATATAACTAAACTTTGATACGTATGCTTCCATATGTTTTTAGTGTTTGATATGGTGAAAAAAAGATACTGATGTTTTTTTATGCTTTCATTGCTTGTTTCCTTAGTGGGCTACCATATGGATTTCTTTGAAAAAACTAATGCTGACAAAAATTCAATAGGTTTTACCTATCAAGATTA